GTAATGGATAGTTACCTAATGGGCTTTGTTTTGTTACGGTAGCCAAACCGTATGTAAATCTTGTTGGTGTTCCCATTTAAAACTCCTTAACGTGATGGGTCACGCTCCGTAGAGCGTTAAGGTAAGCAAAGAAAGGGGCGTGATAGCCCCTTCCATATTAAGACCTATTAAGGTCCGTTTGAACCGAATACGGCACGTGGATCTGTCCAACCGAAGCTGTAACGCTCGTAACCCTTAGCTTTCGCATTCATAGAGTCAAAGTCATTATCTTGGTCGAATTGGATACCAACACGCTCATAGTACTTCATACCGTCACGTACGTTAGTTCTGATGAACCAAGCATGTGGAGCTGTGAAGTAGTGGTTAACAACTGCACCACCTGGGAATACATTGTTCGCCTTGAGGATGTTCAAGTCGTTGTTTGCAGTACCTGGTTGAGCAACAGTCTTTAGAATGCGTCCAGCATTGTAGAACTCTTGACGAGCAATGTGTAAGCTCTTAGGCATTACATTGATCAATAGTCCACGATCATCCTGGAATCCCATCAAAGCGATAGTAGCATCTTCTAAAGAAGCTTCTGACAAGTCAGCATCAACTGTTAACTTGTTAGAGAATGTACCACCTGATGTATTAGGGTGAGCTGTTGAGCATAGAGGTTGGTTATCACCACCTGTGTATGATGCGTTGAACGCACGGTTGTAGATATTAGCACCTACGTTTTCTTTTGTTTGACGGAAAGACATCGCCAAAGCACCAGAACGTTTCTTAGAAACTTGTTCATACAAATTGTCATCCAACTCTTCTTTAGTTACGATGTAACCAAGAGCGTATGCAATGTGTGTGTAACGAGTTGTAAAACCTTGGATTTCAGAATCGTAAGTAACGTTAGCGCCTTCAGTTTTCTGAGGTACTAAGCCGAAGCCTGTTACTTGTACGTCTTCTTCATAGTTCTGATGAGAAGTTTCTTTATCGAATAGCGCAGAGTATTCCTCTGGATGCTCTTCGTAAACTTGACCCCACCATGCTTTGATACCAGGCCATAGGGCCTTTGGATGTGTTCCGGTTGTAATTACGCCAGCCATTTTTTATTCCTCTAGTTATTAAGCAGTGCCTTGAGCTTGCTTGAATTGATGACGGTTAAAGATAACCTGTACGTTAGCGTAAGCACCAGGAACATTGTCTGGAGATTGCTTAACACCAATAATAGTCAAAGGCAATGCCAATGAACCAGAAGTACCTTGAGCTTTCATTGAGCTTGCAGATAGTACTGTGTTAGACAATGGGCTAGACTGAGACAAGCTAGAAGTTTGGTCAGCAGTAATTGTCATACCAGCATTCTTACCTACGTCAGCAGCAGCTACGCCAGTAGAATCTGATTCAATCTCAAATACAACTTGTGGATCTGTTACAACAACTGCGTAACGATCACCAGATGATTTGCTTACATATAGTTTTGTTAAGTCAACGTTAGTTGCTACTAGTGAAACACCAGGATCAACTGTACGGAAACCTACGATAACACCAACAGGAATATCTGTTGATGCTGCTTTTGTTACATACATAATGCCGTTAACATCCGCACCGGTACCTAGCTTAACCACATCGCCAATAGCATATGTGTTTGAAGCGTCGTTAGCGATAGCGAATGTTTGGCCTTGCTGGTTCCATTGCGCACCGGTAATAGTACCGACTGGGCTTAGACCACGAGGGGCATTAGTATTTGCCATTTATAAAACTCCAATTAAATTAGTATTTGATACCAGCATCATAGAAGCCAGTAGTGTCGACACCGGCACCACCTTTACCTTTACGAATTGCTGAATCGGTTTTGTCATTCCGTCGTTGGATCTCAGCTTGATCTTCGTCCCACCATTCTTGCTTGATCTTTAACAAGACCTGTTGAACTGGTTGACCCATATCATTCTTACTACCAACTACGCTAACTCGACCACCAAGATCAACGTTACGGTTTGTAACATTGGTTGATGCATAACCTACCTCTTCAGGAGAGACGAACTCCCAACCTGCGTCTAATGCTGCCTGGATGCGACCAGGCTCGTCGTTAAAGAAGTACAAGTGATACCCTTGGATTTGGTTTCCTACTTGTAGTTTGCCACGGGTTCCGTTAAACGCCCCACGATTCCGGCGTACTGGTTTCTCGGTAGAACCTGTTGAAACTTTCTCTTCTATAGGCTGTGCTACTTCCGTAGGTGCCTCGATTGATTTACGCTTTGATGTTACCATTCTCTATCTCCTGTTATTCTGCAAAGTAATCTTTGACATATTCTTCACGTGTCATAAGACCTTGTTTAACAAATCTATCACATGCGGCTTTAGCGTCGCCTGGTAATGATTCATATGATGCTTTACTCTTTGGTGTACGTCCTGTTGGAGTGCTTGAAGCACCGTCCATAGGATTAGCAACCTTCTTCTTACCGAACTTATCAGGTAGCGTTGCAGCTAACTCTTCGTCCAGTTTATCTAAAAATGCTTGACCAGTTAGTTGTGGATTTTCACGTCGTAACGCATCACCCAAACCATTTGCAATACCAGTTGTACGTACGTCATGTCCAAACCAATCATTCTTATCAAGCCATGCTTGTAATGCTTGGTCTGGTTTAGCTTCTTGCTCTGGAGCTTTAGGTGCTACCTTAGCAGCCTCTTTAGCTTCATGTAGTTCTTGTTTAAGAGCATCTTGTGCCTCTTCAATTTGATCTACACGCTCACCATCGCCTGAACTAATAGCTTCACGTCTAGCGGCTCGTAGCTCGCTTAACTGTCCCTCTAGTTCTTTAGCTTTACGTTCGTACTGTTCCTTTTGGAACTTCTGAAACTCTTTGGCAGTCTCTCTTGCTTCTTCAGCAATCTTACGTGCCTCTTGCAACTCTTTAAGAAGCTTCTCATTGTTCTTACGGACAATAGGAAGGATCTCACGTCCACGTTTAACAAACGTCTCAGCGTCAACCCAATCAGTTTCACGACCTCTAAACTCTTCTTGACCTACCCATCCCTGGGCTCTTGCCTCAGACTCGAAGTCTGGAGTTTGTAGTTCACCACCTGGTTGATTTCCGTCTTGTTGCAAATCTTGTTCGTCACTCATTATTTTAGTCCTTTAGCTAAGTGTGGATCAACAACGTCCATATCAGGATCTAGGATACCTGTTACGTCATCATCATTAATCATTCTATACTTGTTACCGTCTTTACCTACGTACATCAGTCCTGCATACTTTGCCATGATGATTTTATCACCAACCTTAAATGGGGGAGTATCATACTCGCCTCTAAAGGCTAGGTCACCAATAGCAACAACCTCACCGGTAGTATTGCCTAACTGCTCACGTTCACTCATCTCATCTGTTGCTAAGATGATCCCGCCGGAACTCTTATTTACAACATAGATTGGTTTAAGTAATACACGATTTAATATTGGGGTAATCCCACTTACGTTACTCATTCTCTATTCTCCGTTAATGAAACCATCAAGTCTTCATATGTCATTCCAAGTAATAATCCTAGAGTAGCTGCACGGCCACGAAGATTAGCATCATCTTCGGTACCGGCTAGCAGCATCTCTTTAAGATATTCCCTGTCGTTCCATAAAGCCTTCATAAAGGCTCGTGTGACCTGATGTTGTTTCCATTCCAGGAATTCTGGCTCAGTTACAACAATCAATTGTTAGTCCTCACTTGGTTCTTTATCTTCTTTAGATGATTCGTCAAGTCTTAACATTACGTCAATAGCACTCATCAAACCATCCTGCTTTGCTTTAGCCATGGATATCTCAGCATTCATAGCTGCGATAGCATGACCAGTTTGTATACCACCAGCTTCCTCTAGGGCTCTGATAGCTTCAGCCTCCATCTTATGGATCTTGGCTTGATTCAACTCTGCATCTTTCATTAACTTGAGCATACCTAACTTCATCTGAAGTTGTTGATCTGCTTGCTTAGATTGTAGACGCATTTGTTCGATCTGTACCTTTGGATCTGGTTTAGGCGGAATAGCATTCGGACCTTTAGGATCTGGAAGTAACGTTTCGATTTCATTAATCTTCCAAGCTTTAGCAAACAAGATCTGAGCTTGTCTAATATTAACACCTGGAGTGGTTGTTGCTAACTGAAGCATCGCTTGTGCTTGTGCCATCTTCTGAGTGTCAGACACAATATTAGGATCAGCACTTGGTTTGATATCTGTAGCAGGACCTGTATAATCATCAGCAAAGATATTAAACTCTCCGTTATCACTATTGAACTGCTTCTCATCTTCCAAGTACAACTGATTCAAACGATACAACTTCTTGAATTCATCTTTAAGACTTCTGTAGGTACGTTTAAAGATACCAGAGAAGATCTTCATACCTTGCTCAGCCATTGTACGAGTAGTCTCAGCTGCCGTATTCTGTCCTGGGTTTTGACCCACAAGAATATCAACAGAGCCACCAATACGTTCGCCGTAATTGATTAGCATGCCTAGTAATGTAAACAATACTTGGCTAGGTTCACGAACAGGTAAAGGTACAATACCCTTACGTAGATCGTCACCAGTAGTATCAACGTGCTTCCACTCCATTGGAGCGAAGTTACTGTTACCACCTCTAATCTTTATTCCTCGGCTGAGGAATCCACCGGCTGTGACTGACATTGTACCAGCGTCAATAAGCTGATTAAGTAACGTATCGATGCTTTGATTAAGGGGTCCCAAAAGAACTCCAAATCCCAAGTCATAGAATCCTCCGTCAGGTGATGGAATGAATGGGAACTTAGTAAAGAAAGTTTCCGGTGTGATGTAAAGAATTTTACCTTTAGCATCTCTCTCAATCTCTGTCTCGAAGTATCTAGCTACAATACGTAATACTTGTTTGTTAGATCTATTAACCCAAACGATGTACGGCTCAGCATATCCGTCTTGGTCAAAGTCAATCCAACAATGTTGTTCAAGGATCTCAAATGGTGTACTGTCATCTACTGACTCTGGAGCATCAACACCTTGAGATTTATTTCTAGTTCTAGTTAATCCTGACTCTTGAATAGTCTTAGGGGTATTGTCTTTTAGTTCAAGGAACAATCCACGAGCACAACGCTCATAGAGTTCGTTCTTAGACATATACTGAACATGTGTAACACGTGGAGCTTTATCTAATGACTTAGTCCAATAGTTAACTACCAAGTCCTGTGCTAGAATGTATTCTGATTCAGGTCTACGCATAATAGGATGGAAGTATGTCTTCTTAAATGCACAACCCACAATAGGTTGAGTAATCAGAACACGGTCCATTTCTGCTTCCCAATCATCATCCTCTTCCAATAACTGGTAGGACATATGGTTTTCAACACGTTCAGCACGGCGTTCTTTTTCACCATCTGGATCTGAACCAATAACCCTACAACGCACTGGAGTCTCACCGTTTACTAGAACAGGATAACTACGTGCATGGTATTGTAATGCTGCAATAGTAATAAGAGGGAACTTAACATTAGAAGCACCCGGCCATGGGAATGACTTAGCTTCTACTACTTGCAAAGCAAGCTTCATAGACTCTTCAGTTTTCTTTTCCCAAGCACTGCGTGATTGTAAATCAGCATCAAAGCCCTTTACTACGTCATAGCCTACTTTCTTTAAGTCCTCATCGTCAAGTAACTCTGCAATGTTAGGACAAGCTATCAGGTCATCAATTTGTAATTTAGTTAGTTCTGTCATTAGTAGCCTGTAGTTGCGTTACGACCTACTTGATCGTATCCAAATTCATGTAAGGCTTCCTGATACTCTTCCTCTTCTATTTCATCTCGAGTAGGAGCTTCAATAAGCTTATCAAGCATCATACCAAGGTAAGCTAAACAGTCTACCTGGTCGTCATGTTTGTCTCTAGGGAATCGTACACACTCATCCTCTAGCGTATCGTACCAATCAGCATTCTTATCAAACTTAACACCCTTAGCACGCATACGGGCTTGGATAGATCTAGCACGGGCTATCTTATCCTTACCACCATGTCGTAGGGGTATTAGGTTAATAAACGTATTAGACTTAAACATCTCTTCCCGTAGGAAAGGTCCAATGGATTTAGATACCTGCATATCCTCAACACCGAAAGCCTCTGGCTTATAGATCCGTTGAAGTGCGATGAATGTATCTACAATCTCTTGACCATCCAATCGTTGACGTATAACGTCCCTGATCTGGATTCGTTTGTTCTCATCTACACCAGCTACAAGGAATACCGAGTAGTCGGAAGACTGAGATTGACTAATAGCTAAGTCAGCTGTAATGTAATAGTTAAGCTTTGCTTTCTTGTCTTCATCTGATAGACCTACAAAGTCTACCTTCTTAAAGTAAGCGTTAGCTTCATCTAGTGGTACGTTTAGATATTCCTGTGAGTAAACATCAGGCATACCAAGTCTGACATACTCTTCTCGGAGAGCTTTGAGTTCGTCAGCACTCTTCTTCTCAGGCCAAAGGATCTGAGTGAAGTCTGGATTATGGGCCTTGTACTTTACGCTCTTCCACAATGACCTCCCGATAGAATAGGTCTTTAGACCTTCCACAATAGTCTTCTTATCGTTCTCACGGGGCATTAGAGACTCTAGGAGGCTATCCATATGGAGAATAGTACCAACCATACGAATGATTCCGTTATCGCTCCTACAAGGCAATAAAGCACCATAGAACCACCTTCTGAACTTGATGCGTCGTTCTCGATTGACAACGGCCTCGTCGTTCTCCATATCGTCACAAAGAATAATGTCAGGACGGCTACCATTCCAAATAAGACCACGAAGCTTTTGCTCAGCACCTTTAGCAATGATACGAAACTTATGTCCATCCTCAAACTCCACGATGATATCTGTTTCTGTTTCTTTAGCAAACTGTACTAGACCCTTTTCATTCTTCTTCAGACCAAACATCTGGATAAGAGTCTCATTCTCAGTAAGCTGTTGTTTGATTGCTCCAAGGAATAAAGCAGACTGGGATTCAGTATCTGAAACCAGTAGCATGAACTTTCTTTCTCGGAACAAGAGCGTAGCTAGTCCGTATCCCATCGTGACCGCAGTGGATTTAGCGTGCCCCCGTGGGGCGGAGATAGCTACAAACTTGTCTTTACTACAACACAGATCCCACCACTCTAAATGACAAGCTGGGGTTGATACTGCGTCGCCAAGGTTAGAGGATAGTACAGATCCCATTAACCCATGAATTACTTCTTTACTAACTAGCATCGTCGTTAACCTCTACATCAATGACCTCATCATTGTTAACAACTCGTTTAAGCTGTTGGTTAGACATACTAGCAAACTCTGCGAACTTCTTAGCAAGGAACTCTAACTGGTTATTAGTGTCTATCTTCTCTGTAATAGAAGTAGGCTTACCATTTAGAACGTTACGCTTATCGATCATATCGACAGCAACCTTATGAGCATCCTTTAGATTAACAGGCTTACGAAAGATCTCACCAGTCTTCTGGTTAAATCCGAAGTCTCCGTTTTCCAACCTATCAGCAACAGTAGTCATGGACTTCTCAATGATCTTAGCAATGTCTGCATTAATAGCATCATCACGTTCATCTTGAATCTGTCCGACTAGTTCCTTCCACCAAGGTTGGTATCTCCAGATATGTAGAGTAGCTTTAGGGATTCCAGTAGCAGCAGCGGTCTTAACCTCAGATCCAGTAGCAAGGTACGTAAGTACTGCATCGATCTTTTGTTGTTGTGACCATGGCTTACCCTTAATAGAAACACCCGCCTTACGACGACGTTTAGGGGCTACAGACAAATTGGCTAATGACTCTCTACTCATACAAGGGTTCCTTT